CACCTTCTGCCACGTCAGCCCACCGACCGATAACCACATGAGCGTATTTTTCGGGGTTGTTCACCTTCATGTCCTCGACCTCTTTCAAGAACTCAGGAGAAAGATTCTCCAAGTTATCAAGATAAGTCGTATGAATATGAAGCACATTCGGATGAGTGGAAATTTGAACCTGCACACCATCAATCTCTACCAGTTTGTGAGTGTTCTCAATGTATTTTTTGTAGATGAAGTGATTGGAGTCGCAAGGATTCATTATAATGATGATCCGGTTCTGAATGCCCTTCTTACGGATGGAGAGCATAATTTTGTCGAATTCTTCTTCATTGGTCCATTCTTCCGCTTCATCACAGACGAAAGTAGTGATACCCTGAATGGATTTCAGCTTTGCCGTCTGATTACCCGAAGATGTTTTAATACCCCGGAACATGATACGGCTCTTAGTCATTCTGTTGACTATATCCGTCTTGGTAGTCTTGAAATACTTGGTCGTTCCGTCAAGGTCTATCTTTTCCATCATTTCCGGGATGATAGACATACCGGCGGAAACCATTGTGTAACGGGTATAGAGGATTTGATGTACTATCTTCTCGACTTCCGTCATTTCAAAAGTAAGCCGTTCAACGAAAGTGGAAGCATTGAAGCTCTTACCCGATCCACGCCCACCGGTGATAAGGATTATGAATTTATCCTTATCCTCATACAACGGATAATATATTATCTGGGGTTCTATCATTTCAGCTTATCTTTAATCCAGGAATCAATACTGATGCCGCGGTTTATGTCGGTAGGAATATCAGCTTCTTCATCCTGCTTACGTTCAACCTTCCTCCAATCTTCATCATAATGATACAACCAAACAGACTGCGCCTGTAAACTGGGAGCCAGCTCACCTTCTACAACTTGAACTTCTTCTTCACCTGTTAGATTACCGTCCCTGTCCTTAATCTTTCTGATAGTGGTGCTTTTTGTCTTGACACCACCTAAAGCCATAGCTAGGAACTTTGCCCGGACTGTTGCAGTTATGGTAGCCCGCCCGCGCGTTAATACTTCACTTAATTCAGAGTACTGACTTTTCTTCTCGCAAAATGTCTGTGGAGCCAATCCTACAGCAAAAGCGATTTCCTTGTCTGTGAACCCCTTTTTTGCATACGATTCTATGAGAGAAAGAAAGTCCTTGTCTGTATAATCAAACTTAGGCTTTCTTCCTCCACGACCTTTTGTTTTTTGAGATTCACTATTACTCATAATCTTATCCGTTACTTAAACCTCTGCTCGCGGTTGTTTTTTCCATCCTGCTTCTTGTATTGATAAAAGCGTTTCGTACTCTTAACTCATTCCTTAAAGCATTTCTTCCAAGCATGTGCTCACTGTTTCTCAATCTTTCGTATTGATTTTCGAGTTGTTTTTCCGTCTTTCTTTTTCTAACTTAGCAATCCTCCTAATTTTAAGTTACTAATCTATTCTTTCAATTTGCTCATCAAAGACTTCTCCCTTGATAAACTTCATATCCGGCTCATAACCGAACCGTTTACAGAATGCGGCTTTAGCCTCGTAGGTATCGAAAGAGAGCATTACATAGGCATCCATATTCTCGGCTTGCTTCTGTGCATTCTCCTTTACCTGCTGCTTGACTTCTTTCATGTGGGCAACCTTCTCGGCACGTTCTAATTGCTTAGCGGCTTTATCTGCTTCTTTCAGTTCGGTAACAGGCAACATCATATCAGACAGAGCATCTGCAATAGAGTTTTCCTCTTCTGTCTGCAATAGGTAGTCAACGCCAATCATATTTAAGTCAGCATCAGTCAGACCAGCGTCTTTCCAGTCAATATCAGGAACAATTTGTGCAAGTGCATCGAAATCCCATGTACCTTGCGCGTTCGGGTTATTCATCAGAATATTTAATTCCTTCTCCTGCTTTTCATCCACGTTTATGACATCGACACGGATTTTGTAGTCGTTATCGGGGAACTTCTGCAATTCATCCATGACCGATAAACGCTGATGTCCGCTGACTACGGTAAGACCTGTACGTTTGTTGACTACAATTCCACCGACCAAACCGAATTTCTTAATACCACGTTTCAATGTCTTGCGTGATTCATCGGATAGTTTCCTTGGATTATAGTCAGCAAAGTGAATGGCAGAACGGTTAAGTTCTACCGATTCGCTCTTTATGTATTTTGATAGTTCCATGTTATCCATTACTTAAACCTAATCCACCACTGCGTCCTTGACGAGCAGATCTTGAATATCGTTGGTAATTACTCCGATTCCCAGCATAATTTAAACGGCTTAAATTACGATACATGGCACCACCGATACTGTTAATTCTTGCCTGCCTTCCTGGATTACCGGCTGCAGCATTACTCAAACGATTTGTTTGTACGCCTATATCAGCAGCACTTTTCATTCTTCCTCTTCTTCTATTTCTGACTCGGCTATTTGTTTTTTATTATTATACTCAAATAAAATTCTTTCACTCATTGGAAATACCCGATAAATTCGTTGTAAATCCTGCGGATAGTTCTCTTTTAACCAAAGCATACAATCAAGATTAAACCCCACTCCCGAGCTAGCCTTTAAAGAATACCTAACCGGTTCTGGCAATCCGTGTTGTCTCATGTATGCAAGAATATCCATTTGCGTCCAGTCGGCCAAAGGATAACATAAGCCGTTATTCTCGTATCCGTTAGCTTCATACCCTTTCAGCATCAAACGTCTATTCATGCCATCGGCTTTTTTCATTCCCAAGAATGTGTAATAAGCACCATACTTTAACTGCATAGCTTGTACTATATCCGCAAGTTTCAGCAACTTTACTTTTGGATTAGGGACACAATACAACCCGCCACGAAGAATGTAAGTAAGGTTCCAGTGAGGTACTTGCACGAACTCAATCTTTGGATATTTGGCTTTAGTCCAGCCAATCCACCGGTTAATGTGCTCCAAGTCCTTAACAAAGTACATAAAGACACATACGATACGATCAAACTTTGGATAGATTAAATCAAGCAGAACAAGCGAATCTTTACCGAGTGATAAAAATAATATGCAGGATTTAGAGTGTTCTGCAACAACCTCAATATGCTTATATGTCTCCAATACCTTATTCATTTGAACACAAAAATTCTTGAAGTTTAGACTTTACATATTCCAAATCCTTAGATTCTGCAATATATTTCCCCTTCACACTTGCGGCGTATGTATTATTTCTTTGCCGATAAAATATGTGTTTTGGTAAATCCTTAATTTTCCGAAATTTTCTTGTTTCATAGAAAGATTCAAAAGTGCCATTTTCTATTGCCTTTTTAGCTTCATGGTACACAGACTGCGCTTGCTCTTCGCTCG